CGACCATCAACAAAATCCCATTCGTCATCTACATATTCACCCATCAATGCATTAAGCATTTCATCGTCGTCAAAGTCTTGATCTGATGACATTTCAACGCCTGTATTATCTTGGGCCTCTTCGTCTGTTAAATCTTCAACATCTAAAGCGGTGAACTCAAGTGGTTGTGAAGTCACAAAGAAGGTCTTTAAACTTACATCATTGAAAGATAGTATCTTATTTACTGCCTCCAAAATAACTCTTTGCATTGGCTTTATAACTGTGTTGTCAAACAACAAAGAAGCCATCTTAATTTCATCAGCGTTACTGCCTAAACCACCGTTTCCAGTTAAACCAAATAAAAGCGGTGAAGTTACTTTGTGAGATACCATCAATTTCCGCGCTGCCTCTTCAGCTATAAACTGGTATTGGTTATGAGCATCGTTTAGTTGAGGTGTTTCAATTGTTGCAGCTTTAGTATTGTCATCGTTAAATGAAACAACTATTCCCTCACCTTCGCTACCTGTGTATTTGCTTTTGATTTTACCTTCAATCAACGTTTGCTCTTCTGGATCAGGCACTCCGTTGTTAAAGTTGATAATCATGTTAGCGCTAAACCTATTATGAATGTTGTTTAGGTGAAACTTTGAAAGCTCAATTTCAACAAACGCATAATCAATGCCGCTTTGGTATTCAACAGGGCTAAAGTAGTAGAATCCACTCTTGTAAGGTTTAACAACTAGAATTTCAAGTCCTTCTTTACTTGTTCCGAAAGCTGGTATTCTAGTCGGCTCAGATGCTTTAGTGATGTCTGCCCAATTATCCGAATAATAGTATGCCTCAATAACATCTTCATCGTTGCATTTCTCAGGTGCTAAGTGTTGAATCGGTATATGCTCAATTTGCACAATCTTACTATGATCGCCATTGTAAATAACTTGGAAAGCTGCCTGACCTAGTGTGTAGTAATCGCTGCAAATCATTCTCATGGTGTCTTCACCAAATAAAGAAATCATTGCTGCGTATTGTTCAGGTCTTCGCGCTGCATCTGTTGCGCTTATTCCCTTGCCGTAGATCATGTTACTTATACCATTGATCAACGCGCTGTTAGTAGCTGAATCTTTAGCCTCTAAAAGTGTATCATAGTAGCTATTATTGTCACCAAACTCAACCCAGTTAGACTGCTTATTTTCGTGCAGCTTTGGCATGGTATATTTACCCAATTCAACGACTTTTATGTTCTTCATAATACGATAAATTCATTATTGTTTCCATCATATTCATCAAACTTATTTTCGTTTACTGAATATTTAGGTAATTCCGTCTGATCTGTTACAAATGCACGACCTCTCCAGAGCAATTCTAAGCCACTAAAAACAGTTATTGAATAGAATGTATTAAGTTTTAAAACAGGGCTGAATGTGGCGTTTATAGTAAGCACACCATTAGCGTATGCGCCTGCATAGGCAAAAGTATTGCTGACCTTGTTTTGCGTTTCGTTTGTAAACGTAAAATCTAATGATCCAGATGTTTCAAATCTTGGTATTATTGTGAACGTTTGCTCCGCTGCTGTGTCTGATAAGATTATCATATTTAACTAACTAAGAAAAAGCATTTTGTTTAATGAAAAAGGGGCAGCCAAATGCCACCCCTTAAACATGAAACTAAAAACAATCGTAATTATACGCCAGAAGTAACAGTTACTCCAAGTGCTGTCAACTGAGCAGCAATAGTTGCACCAGCAGCTACACAGAAATTTGCTGGAGCTTTCTCAGAACCAGCTAAAGTCAATGTGTAACCAACAAAATCACCCAATGCCGCACCGTTTGCAACAGTTCCACCATTTACATCCATTCCATGCTCTCTTCCAGCATAGAAAAGCTCTCCCTGATTAGTTTCTACGATAACGTGAGGCCTTCCGTAACAAAGCAATTTCAATTCTTTGTTATCTTCCTTCGTTAATTTCTTCAAAGACAGCGTTAGCGTCTGCTCGAAGAATGTAGTACCATTATCTCTTGAAGCAGTTATTGCTTGCTCAAAACTTGAAGTTCCCTTCAAATCGTATTTATACGCAGCCACAGCCGTTCCAAGTGAATCAATGACATCTGTATCAGTAACGTCAAACGTCACATCTAATCCAGTATCACCGTAATTCACAAAATACACAGCCTTCAGACCTGCAACCGAAGATTTACAGGGCTCGATTCTCCCTAAAGTTACATCACAACTCATTTTTTTATTGTATTAAAAAAGGCGAGCAAGCATTCGCAAACTCGCCTTTTTGATTAATTAATTGAATTAACTACTAGTTAGCAGCGTTAACGATTCCGTAAGTAACGATATCAGCAACAATAGCGTATTGAACACCAGCAGTGTAACGCATGATTACTCTTACGTTTTGAGAACCATCAAGGTCAGCCATATCCAACACTTTCACCTCGTTGTGATCAGCCATTAAGCCAGTTCCGAAGAAAAGATTAGATTTCTCAGCAGCAATCATTGTGTTTGCAGCTAGTCCGTTTGCAACAAAAATCTTAACTCCGTCAAACGTTAAAGCTCCGTTGTTACTCCATTGCGTTCCTAATGCGTTAGTACCGTTAGCACCAAGACCAGCAGCACCAAATCCACCTAATGCACGAACATAAGCGCGAGCTACATTTTGAGAAACATAAATATACAAATCTTCAGAAGTGTATAGTGAAGATGGAATAGCATCAACCACTTTTCCAATTTCTTCAATTACGTTAGCAGCAGTTACAGTTGTTCCAGTTACTTCGTTAGCAGCAGGAAGACCAGCGTCAACACTTAAAAGAGTTGCAAATCCGTCAAATTGTCCAGAAGTTGCAGTAGTACCTGACCAAATATTAGTTTCGTTTCTTTGTGCAGCTTTAGCGGCAACGTGACCGATCAAGAAGTCAGCGAAAGAAGTAGGTAAAGTGTCAAATGCACTGTATCCCATTTGTACTGCTTCCCAATCGCTTTGGAAGTCAGACTTACAAAGTTGAAGATTGATTTGTTGAAACTCTGGCTGAAGAATTTTCTCAGTAAGAGTTACCGTAGAAGTTGCTGTGAAGTCACATGAAGCATCTTTTACAAGATCATCAGTTGAAACAACTTTTAAAACCTCTTTGAATTTAACATTAGGTTTTACAGTTATTCCACCATTCTCAATGGTAGACGCAGAAAGTAAAGCTGCTGAAGCGTAAACGCCAGCAAACTCACCTGCGTAAGTAGTAGTTATTGAAGTAGTTGTAGCCATTTCTTTTTTAGATTTTTATAAGCTCTCGCTTGATTATTTACTTTTTTTAATTGCGGCAATTTTTGCCATTACTCTGTCGCGTGTTGAAGTTGGTCTGCTTGCTGAGATTTGTCGAAGCGGTTGCTTCTTGCTTTCCTTCTCAGGGTTAGACTTAATTGGCATAGCTGCTGGCATTTCGTCAACGCTTGCTTCAATCTTTATTTCTTCAACGATTTCTTCTTTGACTTCTTCCTTCAGCTCTTGCTTCTCAATTCCCATTTCACCGAGAATAGATAACACGATTTCACGAACAACGTCTGCGGACATTTCAACTTTGGCTTCTGCCTCTGCTTCCACTTCCACTTCTTCTTCTGCAACTGGAGCTTCTTCAGCTACTTCTGCATCCTTGATTTCTGCAATAATTCCTTCCTCGCTAACGACTAAGATTTTGCCTTCTGGTAGCTCATACTCGCCAACAGGAACAGCAATTCTGTCTTCTTCATTAACAATAAAAACCTCATTGCCAGCTTCAAAAGCCTCTGCTTCCAAAACTGTACCGTTTTCTAAAGTCATCGTCTCTAGGTTCACTTCCATGCCCAATAGAGTTTTGACTTGATTAATAATAGATTTTTCCTTCATATTCAACTAACTAAGAAAAAGCTAGTTGTTGCATTTTCAACTCTAATGCTTACGATCCACACGCTTCACATTCAGCGTCATCTATATCGCATACTTGTGGCTTGACAACCTTTGTCTTATCTTGTTCCGCAGCGGCTCGCATCAACGCCTCTAAGCCTAGGGACTCTTCTGTAATGTTCGCCATTTTTAATCTTCTATTAATGGTATGGGGGGATACCAACTCTCAGGCAATACTTCTACTTCTTCCATATCGCTAGAGTAGTTATCGTGCTTTACAATAGCGTATTGAACTTGTGTTGGGTTTTCAATAATATCTGACCAGCGAGTAGTAGTACTATGATAGTTTTCTCCA